GCGGGTGCGGTGGTCACGGTGATCTCCTGGGGCGGGGCGATGGGCGGCGCGGGCGGCGCCGGCGCGGGATCCGGCGAAGCCGGCGTCGTCTCGGGCATGGTGGGTTCCTCGGGGATGGTCAGGGCGGGTTCGATGGCGGTGGCGGGGGCGCCCTGGGCCCCCTCGCCACGGATCACGGCGAGGCCGTCCACCGGGACGGGCACGATCGAGATCTCGTAGGGCTCCCAATCCACCGCGCGGTGGATGGTCTGGCCGGTGCTGGCGTCGGGCCGTGGGTCGTAGCGATGCACCCGGTAACCGACGCTGACAGACTGCAGCGTACCGTCGGCCACGCGCTGCCAGACCGGCTCCACGTCATCGGCGCCGCTGAATTGGAGGGTGGCGTAGCCGCGGCCGGCCTCGAGGCGGGCGGCGGTGACGCGGCCCAGCACGTCGCGCGTGCCAGCACGCCGGTGTGTGTCCAGCACGGGTGCGCGGCCAGAGCGCAGCGCGTCCATGCGGACCGCTGAGGGCGCCATGTCGAGCTCTTCGAGGATCGGCCCATAGGGCGGCACGAAGTTGCGGGCCCGGGCGCCGGTGGACCACACCACCTCGACGGTGCGGGCCGCCCGATTGACGGTGACGGGCGCGGCGAGCGCGCGGCAGGCGGTGATCGATTGCCCAGCGTCGGGCATTCGATCCGGCGCGGGGCTGGGCCCCTCCGGTTCGATCGGCTCGGTCATGAGGCGTTCTCCTGGGCAGCGCCGCTACGGCGCGGCGAAGCCCTGCGCGTTGACGTAGACCTGCGCGCCGGTGGTGATGCAGGCGACGTTTATCGCCGTGGCGGCGGTGCCGCGCAGCGGGGTGGGAAAGGTGATCTCCACCGGGGCCGCCATCGCGGCCGGCAGCAGCTGCCGCCAGATCACCGTGGCGCCGTCCTTGATCACCACCTCCGTCGCCACCGTCGCGTGGGCGTTGCGGATATCGATCGAGGTCACGTAGTTGCGGATGCCGGCCGCCGCTGCCGCCCGGAGCACCGCGTCAGTGGTATTGATGATCCCACCCGCGGCGGCGGCGTACTGCCAGTCCGCCTCCGGGATGGCGTAAGGCTTGGTCACCAACGCGCCGATCAGCGTCGCCAGCAGATCCACACCGCGCGCCGTGGTGACGGCCGTCGGGTTGGCCGAGTAGCCGGTAGCGGCCAGCACAGGCACGGCGCCGCTGGTGTTGCGCGCCTGGCCGCCCACCGGCGTGACCGTCGGCGGGATGGTGCTGAGCACGTTCACGCCCAGCCCCTGGCCCGCGACGGACTGGCCGCGGCCGGCCGTGATCTCCGTCGTCAGCTCGGCATAGTCCGCGATGGTGACGAACTGGACCTTGATGTCGGTGTTCGAGGCCGGCGCGAGGTTGCGCGAGACCGAGGCCCAGCCGGTGTTCAGATAGGCGCCGGTGAAGGTCGAGCCCACCAGATCGAAGCTGTTCGCGTCGATGACCGTGATGGTGAACGTGCCATTCGCTCCGGGCACGCCCGACACGTCCGCCACCGTCACCACATCATTGGTAGCAAAGCCATGCGCCGCGCGCGTGATGCGCACCGCGCCGCCGCCGTTGTTGGCCACCGCCGAGATGCCGTTGATGACCTGCCGGTTCCGCACCCGGATCCGGAACCGATACAGCGCATTCGGCTCGGGAATCTGCTGGTGGCGAACATAGGAGTTCGAGCGCGCTGCCGTGGTGTCGAGCAGCCGGCCGTGGAAGTAGCACTCGTCGTTGGTCGGCTCGATCTCCAGCACGGACCAGCCCGCGGGCGCCGTGGTCGGGATGGTGCTGCCCGAGGCGCTGCCCAGGCGCGGCGCGCCCTCGCTCCCCACCTCGTAGTTGGCGAGCGTCGGGCTGGCGCCATCCAGCCGCCAGGCCGCGGCGCTGCGCCCATCCGGTTGGGCGGTGGTGGGATCGATGCTGACGAGCTCGAGCCACACCGACTGGCCGACGATGCGCTGGCTCATGTTCACCGCCACCATGACCCGGAGCGGGATGGTGAAGGTGGTGCGGCTGGTGAGCGTCAGCTCATCGTCGAGCGTGGTGCCGGTGGAGATGGTCACCGCGCCGTCGACGACGGTGTGGGTGATGCCGCCGCCGGTGGCCGCCATCTCCCACCGCGCCGGGTTGATTTCGGTGCCGTTGAAGCTGTCGCGGAGCTTCTTCTGCATGCTCTTGATCTTGAGCATGTCGTCGGTCCAGTCGTAGGCGCCTGCGATCATGGGGATGCTCCTGGATTGGGGGCAGCGCCCGCGTCCGCACGCGGCGAAGCAGCGCCTGTAGCGGCGATTTCGATGGCGGCGAGCTGTGCGGCGTCCTGCGCGGCGCCGGACTTCGCGACGCGGCGTGGATCCGTGTCGAGCGAGAGGCCCGCCTCGTCGAGCAGGGCATTGGCCTCGCGGATCATCTCGACGACCTGGCGGAAGTCGTAGCCGAAGGCGCCCACCGCCTCAGGCTGCGGCACGAAGCCGGCGCGGACCTGCGCGATGAGGGCGGTGGTGTCCTTGAGCGGGTCGATCATCTCGTGCGCGGGCGGGACGTGGGACATGTCCGCCGGGATCTCGGCATCCCACAGCCCGAGTAGCGCGCCCTGGGCGTGGAAGCGATCCGCGATGGGCCGCACCAGCATCGGGATCAGCATGCCGTACTGGACCTGCTCGCACAGCCGGCGGAACTCGATCTTGCCGGCGCGGAGCGACGAGTAGTTGGCCTGGCTCAGATCGCCGGCCACCTGGTCATAGGTCAGGCCGGCACCGACGGCCGACGCCTCGAGCGCGCGCCGTGCGAAGGCCGCGTGCGATCCACCACCGGAGGGATTCACCACCTCCACGCTGCCCATGCCGCGGCGATACAGGATCATCCCCGGCTCGAAGCTCTCGACCGTCCGGCCCTGCGCATCGCGGAGCAGGCCGGATGCCGGGCCGGTCATGGCCTCGTCGCCATCCTCCGAGACGACGGCAGCCAGGCAGGCCTCGATCTTGGCCTTCATGAGCAGGGCGGCCTCGTAGTCGCCGAGATCGCGCAGGCGCGTGAGGACGGGGGCGAGCCACGAGACGTCGCGCAGCTGGCCGGGCCGGCGCTTGCGATAGATGTGCAGCACGTCGCGAGCGGGGACCCGCTGGCTGCTCAACCAGGTGGCGCCGCCCGGTAGGACCCAGGACGCGCCGGGATGCACGCGATGCAGCCAATAGCCGACCGGTTCGCCGGCCTCGCCCAGCCCGATGCCCTGCAACGTGGGGATGCCCTCGATGACCCCCTGCCGTGCCGCGTCGAGGTGGTCGCTCTCCAGCACCTGCAGCCGCAGGCCGATCGGATTGGCGGATGTGATGTCGGCCGGCAGCAGGCGCACGAAGCATTCGCCACTCTCGACGACGGCGCGCATCACCAGCGCCTGGAGGCCATAGAGATCGAGCCGGCCCTCGGCGTCACACGCGGTGCTGTCGGACCAGCGGCGCCATGCCTCGGCATGCGGCTTGTCCGGCCAGCGGGTGGTGATGCCCGCGCCCACCGCGTTGCCTGTCCAGAGGTCGACTATGCGCGCTGCGTAGGGGTCGTTGCGGACGGCATCGCGGGCGCGGCGCGCCACGGTGGGGGCCGCGGCGCCAACCTCCGCGGTGGCACTGCCGCCCGAAGCCGCCCAGCTCGAGGCGCGGCTGTCCTGCGCCGCGGCATAGCCACGGAGCGCGTGCCAGGCATCGCGGAGACGGCCCATCACCTGCTGCCCTCGCGGGAGAAGCTGGCGAAGGTGACGCTGGGGCGGCGCGCGGCGGCGTTCTCGGCGGCGTGGAGGACGGACAGCGCGCGGCCGAGTTCGTCCAGGGATCGGTACTCCACGGTGCGGCCGTCGAAGGTCACGCGCGTGGTGCCGCCGGTAAAGGCCGCAGCGAGCACAGCGGCGCGGGTGCCGGCAGGCTGCGCCAGCGCCCAGGAAAGGACGGTCGGGTTCATCACGTCCTCCTTCAGCGAAGCCAGCCGTTGCGGGGCGCGAGCCAGCCGCGTGGGCGTTGGGTGTCAGTCGCGACCTGCGGCTGCGATGGAGGAGCGACATTCCCGCCGGTGGGAATCTCGCCTGCCGGCAGCGACAGCGCATCCGCCATCCGCGCCCAGCGCCCGTCGCCCCAGCCATCCATGCCAAGCGCGGCCGCGGCGGCGCGGGCATAAACCCGGCAGTCCAGCGCCTCGTTCCGTTCCCTGGTCTTGACCCATTCCAGCCGGCGAAAGCCGTTGCGGCCGGCGCGGGCGACGAATTGCTCGGCGGTGAGCTGGCGGCAGAATTCTTCGCCGGCCGCATGCAGCGGCAGGTGGACAAAGCCGGGCGGGAACGGATCGCCGCTCTCTGCGGTCGGCCGCTCCAGCTTCAGCCAGCCATAGGTCTCGCCCTTGAGGAAGGACGACCCCACCGGCCAGACCTTCAGCCCACCCAGCTTGCGGCCGTTCCGCCGAACCTCCGTCGCCGAGGGCTGGCCAATCGCCGCCCGCAACCCGTCCTGGCCCTTCACGGCAATGGCACGGCCGGCACCGGCCCGTCGCACGAACGCATAGACCTCGGCGGTGGTCATGCCGTCGCCGCTGTCGATCGCCGTCATGGCGAGCCCGAGCCGATGGCCGGAGGCGTGCCGCCAGGTCTCGCCGAGCAGGCCGCGCAGCTCGTCCCAGACGGCCGCCTCGAAGGGATTGCCGACCAGGATGCGATGCTCGATCAGCCAGGACTGCCGATCCTGCGCCCAGGCCCAGATGCTGGCCTCGAGGCGGTCGCGCTGGACGTCGACACCCGCCGTCAGCAGCAGCCCCTCGGTTGCAATCGTGCCCGGCGTCCATTCCTCGCGGCGGTCATAGAGCCGCTGCCAGTCCGGCGCCTCGCCGCTTTCCTGCCAGGTCTCGCCCAGGACCGTGTTCTTGAAGGTTTTGATCGCGCGGTCGTCGCCCTGCGCTGCCTCCCAATCGCGCACCGCCTGCGACCAGGAGAACCAGCCGACCGGCGAGTAGAGCGCCGAGATGTGAAAGCCGATCGCGTGCGGATCCTGCGGGATGGCGGTGGGGCGCCACTCGCCGCCGGCCAGCATCGCCGTTTTGTGCTGCTCGCCGATCGCGCCGTCGCAGGCCTCGCAGAGATAGCGGGCACTGTCCGGCTCGCCCTTGTCCCAGACCAGCCGCTCGAAGCGCAGCCATTGCATCGCCGCGCAATGCGGGCAGGGCAGAAAGAAGCGACGCTGGTCGCTGGCGAGGTATTCCCGCTCGATGCGCGACAGGCCGGAGATGGTCGGCGTCGAGACCAGCAGCGTCTTGCGGCGCCAGCCGAAGGTGCGGGCGCGGGCCTCGGCCAGCGCTACGGGATCGCCCTCGTCCTCGACGTCGCCGGGATAGGCGTCCACTTCGTCCAGGAACAGGAAGCGCGCCGACATGGAGCGCAGGCCGACCGCGCTGTTGGCGCCGGTCATCACCAGCTGGCCGCCAGGGAACTCCTTGCTGAGCTGGCGATTGCCGCTGTCGCGCGATCGGGCCGGCGCGACGCGCTGCCGGATGGCGGGCGTCTCCTCCACCAGCGGGTCGATGCGCTGGTCGGAGAAGCGCTTGGCGAGTTCAGTGGTCGGCTGCACCGCCAGCATCGGACCAGGCGCATGGTGGATGACGTAGCCAATCCAATTATTGCCGCACTCCGTACCTCCGACCTGCGCGCCCTTCATAAAGACAACGCGCCGGGCCGGATGTGCCGGCGATAGTGCATCCATCACGTCGCGCAGGTAGGGCGTGCGGTTGGTGCGCCATGGTCCCGGCTCGGCGCTGCCGCGGGAGCCGAGCATGCGGTGCTTGTCGGCCCAGTCCGAGACCAGCAGCGCTGGCTCTGGCGCCATGCCATCGCGCCAGGCCTGCAGGATCTCGGCGGCGCCGTCGAAGTTGCCGAGCTCGGCGATGATCTGCTCGCCGGTCATCATGCGATCGCCACACGGACGTCGTTGCGCTCGGCCAGGTGCTGTCGCAGCCGGGCATCCATCAGCGTCTGCAGCCGATGAGCGTCGACGCCGAGTTCGGCCGCCAGCTCGGCGGCGATCCGGGCTGGCCAGGCGAGGATGGCATCGCGCTCCTCCTTGGCCAGCCGGTGCACAAGCATGAGTGCGCGGGCCTTCTCGACCAGCTGCCCGCGACGCTCATCGAGCCGGAGCTTGCGCTCCTGCGCCTTGAGCATCTCGTTGGCGGTGCGTGCGTTGTGAAAGCTGCTGCCGCCGGCAGAGGGTGTCGGCAGCGGCTCCGGCATGGGCGGGGCGACGAAGGCCGATCGCGGCGGGGGCGGTGGAGGCAAAGCCTGTGCCGGTACTGGCGCCACCATGGCCGCCGTCTTGCGCGCCGGATCGCTGCTCGCGGCCAGCCGCGCGCGGACCTTCTCGACGTCCCAGCCGCCGCCCGGTTCCTGCGCGATGCGGCCAGCCTGCGCGGCCTTCTGCAGTGCGGTGTGCGAGATGCCCAGCCGGCGCGCCACCTCGCGCTGCGAGGGCACCAGCGCGTCGGAAGCGGCTGCGATCATGATGTGATCGAACGCCTCCGATCTTAGCAATTCGATGAGCGCGAGATGCGCTTGGCTCACGCGCGGCACAGCGCGAATGGTCCGTTACACGCAGGGGATGCCCTGCACCACGACGGAGACGACCATGACCGACCACACTGCCCGCGCCGCCCGCAACCAGGAAAACAGCCTGGCCGCCTTCCTTACGAAGAAGGCCGAATTCGACGCCCTGCTCGCGGAACTCACGCAGGCCAGCGAGGACCACTTCGGCGCGGACCCGGAGACGGTGCTTTGGGGCGAAGCAGCCTGGCTTTCGGATGCCACCGCGAAACTGAAGGACATCGCGGACCAGCATTTCCGCCGCGGTGAATACGAAGCCTGACGCGGGCCGCTCCCGCACCGCCCCGACCGGGTTCTGCCCGGCGGGGCTCCCGGCAGTAGGGGCCGATCACCGGCGCCCGGAACCGGAGACCACCACGATGACCAAGCTTTCCGACACGCAGAGCATCATTCTCAGCGCCGCCGCGCAGCACGAGATGGGCCTCGCCCGCGCGCCGAAGACCCTGCCGGCCGCGGCGCGCAACGCGGTGTTCCGCAGCCTGATCAAGAACAACCTGCTCACCGAGATCAACGCCCCGCGGGAGCATGTCGGGCTTGGCTGGCGCCAGGATGAGGACGGCACCTGGATCGTGGCGCGCATCACCGACGAGGGGCTGCGCGCCATCGGCATCGACCCGAACGAGGGCGACGCGGTGGCCGGCGAGCCTGACTGCTCGGGCATCGAGGGCAGTGTGCCGGACACGGCGCCCACGGTGGCGCCCGGCACCACGCCGGGGCAAAGCCCCGCGCCTGCCGCCGAGCCCGCCCAGGCCGCGCCCCTGACGGAGGAGATCGCCATGCTCGACCAGGCCCTCGCGGCGCCCGCCGCGATGCCGCGCGCCAGCCTGCGCGATACCGCCGCGGCCATCCTCGCCGCCTGGGACGACCAGGCTGCTCGCTTCGGGACGCACGATGGCGACCTGATCGGCGCCCTGGACGCGCCGATCGCGGCCCTTCGCATCCTGCTCGCCGGCAAGCCGGCCCGACCCACACGCGAAGCCAGCACGCCGCGCAAGCCGCGCGAGGGCACGAAGCAGGGGCAGGTGCTGGCCATGCTGCGCCGGCCGGAGGGCGCGACGGTCGCGCAGATCGCAGAGGCGACGGGCTGGGCACAGCACACGGTGCGCGGCTTCTTTGCCGGGCTGAAGAAGAAGGGCCACGCGGTCGCGGTGATGGAACGGGTCCGCCAGGTCGGCCCCAACAAGGAAGGCGCACGGGGCTCCTACACGGTCTACCACCTCGCCGGCTGACCCGATCGGCGCCAGGATCATGCCGCCGCCTGCACTCCGCGGGCGGCGGCGATGTCGTTGAAGACCCGCTCCTCGCCAGCCAGCACTGCGGCCTTGCCGGTGAGGTTCTGCCAGCGCTGAATGGCCACATCGACATAGCGCGGGTCGATATCCACCGCGTGGCAGACCCGCCCCGTCGTCTCCGCGGCAATCAGCGTGGTCCCGCTGCCGAGGAAGGGATCGTAGATCGCCTCGCCGGCGGCGCTGTTGTTGATAATCGGACGGCGCATGCATTCCACGGGCTTCTGCGTGCCGTGCACCGTCGCAGTATCCTCGTCGCCACCATTGCTGATGGCCCAGAGCGTCGCCTGGTCCCGCGCGCCCTGCCAGTGGCCGGTCGCACCCTTGCGGACGGCATAGAGGCAGGGCTCGTGCTGCCAGTGGTAATCTCCACGCCCCAGCACGAAGCGTGACTTCGCCCAGACGATCTGGCTGCGGATCACGAAGCCGGAAGCCTCGAGGCTGTCGATCACCGTGCGGCTGTGCACGCCGGCGTGCCACACATATGCAACATCGCCCGGGAACAGCGCCCAGGCCTGCCGCCAATCGGCGCGATCGTCATTCGCCACCTTGCCGGTGCGCATGGTGGCCGAGACGCCGGCCTCGTTCCGCCATTCCGGATCGTAGTTCACGCCATAGGGCGGGTCGGTGATCATCAGATGCGGGGCCGCGCCATCCAGCAGTCGGGCTACGTCCGCCTCGCTGGTGGCGTCGCCGCAGAGAAGGCGATGCGGACCCAGCTGCCAGAGGTCGCCGGGACGGGTGACCGGCACGACCGGTGGCTCGGGCGCTGGCGCATCGGGATCGCCAGCGGCTGCCGGAACGTCGCCCGTGGCGTCGGCCAGCAGCCGGTCCAGCGCCGCCTGGTCGAAGCCGATCAGGCCGAGGTCGAATTCGTCGGCGCGCAGCTCCCGCAGCTCGGCGGCGAGCAGGCTCTCGTCCCAGGTCGAGTTCAGTGCCAGCTGGTTGTCCGCAAGCCGGAAGGCCCGCGCTTGCGCCTCCGTCAGATGGCCGAGCCGGATGGCGGGCACCGCGTCGAGCCCGATCGCCTTGGCGGCGAGCACGCGACCATGGCCCGCGATCAGCACGCCGCCATCGTCCACCAGCACCGGCACGTTGAAGCCGAACTCGGCGATCGAGGCGGCGAGCTGCGCCACCTGTTCGCTGGGGTGCATCCGCGCATTGGCAGCATAGGCCGCGAGCGATGCCACCGGCATCATCTCCATCTGAAGGTCAGGCCGCATCGGCAGTGACCTCCACGCGAGCCGCGGCGACGGCGTCATAATCGCGACCATCGTCCGCCAGCGTCACCGCCAGGTCCGGATGCAGCATCCGCCAGCGAGCCACGGCCAGGTCGACATAGGCGGACGCCAACTCGATGGCGCACACGCGGCGGCCGGTGCGCTGGCCCGCCAGGATGGTGGTGCCGCTGCCACCGAACGGTTCGAACACCACCTCGCCCTCATCGGTATAGGTACGCATCAGGAATTCCGGCAGCACGACCGGGAACACTGCAGGGTGCTCGGTCTCGATGCCGCGGCCCTTGTGGCGAGTGAGACGCAGCACGTTGTCGGGGATCCGGAAGTCCTGCACCGGCAGGCCCGCGTGCTGGTATTCGGAGATGGTCCCATCGGCGGCGCGCAGCCCGCTGCCCTTGTTCGGCGTGCCGGCCCATTTGCAGGGGACGATTTTGTTCGCCTGGCGGGCTTGGCGGTTGAAGTGGAAGACGAACTCGAAGGCGGGAGCGAGACGTCCGTTCCAATCGCCGGGCAGGCCGGGACCCTGGTCCCAGGTGTAGAGACCGAACCGGCGCCAGCCGCGGGCGCGCATCCAATCGAGCCAGCCGGCCCAGTACGGGATCCATTCGCTGTCGCGATGGATCAGGCCGAGGTTCACCAGCACTTGGCCGTCCGTGCGCATGGCCGCGTCGAGGTGCCCGAACACGCCCTGCATCAGCGCATCCCAATCCGTGCCGCCGCCGGTGGTGTAGTCGCGCTGGTTGCCATAGGGCGGCGACGTGAACAGCAGCGCGGCACGGTCATCGCCCATCACGCGCGCGACCGAGGCGGCGTCGGTGCTGTCGCCGCAGAGCAGGCGATGGTCGCCGAG